GGTCACGGATCCAGCCTGCGATACCGCCGACAAAATCCGTCACACTGCCCCAAGCAGATTTCAGACCGCCCAGGAAGCCATCAAGGATAGCCCGACCAGCATCCCAAAGATTGATATTAGCTAGGCCTTTAAAGATATTTGTGACACTATTGACCACATTAGTCACACCCTGCTTCAGCTCATTCCAGGCATTCTGAGCGCCTTGGATCAGACCGTTGATGATAGAAATAACCCCTGATTTCAGGGCATTCCAACCATTCACAGCCGTTGACTTGATGCTCTCCCACAGAGAGGACAAAAAGTTCATAAAGCCGTTCCAGATATTCTGTGCACCCTGCACAAGACCTGTTATCAAGTTTGTTACAGTGGATTTGACCCATTCCCAAGCCGCTGAAGCAGCCGACTTGATAAACTCCCAAATCGCAGATAAGGCAGCTGAAAAGTTTTCAAATGCAGCTTTCCCAAAGCCTACAATGGCATCGACCAAACCCATAAAAATGGCCTTAATGCCTTCCCAAACCAAAGAAACACCGTTTTTTATGCCCTCCCAAATCAGAGCTAGGTCAGCACCTAGCTGGGTGAAATTCCCAGTCACTAGGTCAAGGATGACCAAGATTGCACCTAAGAAGATAGATTTGATGAACTCCCAAGCTCCCTGAAAGATCATCTTTAGGCCTTCAAAAATCTGAGAAATCCCATTTGAGATACCATTCCACAAATTCAAAAATCCATCAATAAAAGGCTGAACGATAGACATGATCGTCGTAGTAAATTGGTTCCATGCAATCGAAGCAGCTGTTTGTATTGTCAGCCACAAAGCATCGAAAAATACGACAATCCCATTCCACAAATTCTTGACATTCTCAACAGCCGAGCTCCAAGCCTCAGACACTCCAGTCCAAAGGTTATTAGCTCCCTCAGAAATACCAGACCATAAACCACTGAAGAACTCAGCTATTCCCTGCCAAGCCACCTTTATCCAATCAACAAAAGCAGCCCAAATCTGACGGCCGGTCTCAGTTTGAGTGAAGAACCAAGTTAAAGCTGCGATTGCAGCAGCAATCCACCCAATAAGAGGGATTGAAGAAATAGCAGCTATCGCTGATGTAGCAAAACCTGAAATAGCTGTTTTTGCAATTGCCAAAATACCAGGTATGCCACCTAAGCCTTGCACAAATGTAGCAATTTTAGCCACTGGAAGTCCAACTCCTAAAGCAACTACAGAAGTCTTAAGTAAATCTGCTGCCAGCTGATTATCCTTAAAAAACTTAGTTACATCTTTTAGTATTGATGACACCTCTTTTATAAATCCTGTCAGAATTTCAAATGCAGTGCCAAGCAAATTGACTTCTTGCTTACCATCCCTTACTCCTAATAGCTCTCCAATAAAACTACCGACAATCCCAGCGATATTGCCAATAGTCGCCCCGATATTCTCAAAAGTAACACGGATATTATCTGCTATGTTGACAATTTGTTTCGCTGCATCATCACTAAAACCTAACACCTTCAGGATATCGATGTTATCCTGTTTGTTTAAGGAGCCGAAAATCATGTCAAAGAAAGTCTGGAAAATTCCTGTGACCCTTGATAATTGTTCATACACTGCACTTCCAAAAGCATCTCCAAATAGCTCAGAAGCTATCTTGCTAATACCTTCTGTTAATAGCAATCCAAGACCAGAAAACACATTACCAATCATCGGAATGAAATTATCAAACAAAAATGTTTTGGTAGTATCAAATAGAGCATGTAATGCTGGCAAAATATTCTGTCCCAAGGCCAACTGCCCAAGCACATTCTGCGCCGCTGCTTTCATGGCAGAAAAGGAACCACTAAAGGTTGATGCGGCCTCTTTGGCAGTCGTACCTGTGATATCCAGATTTTCCTGGATAGCATGGATGGCATTGTAAACATCAGATAGGTTGTTAATGTCGTATTTGACACCAGTCAGCTTCTCAGCGTCAGCCAAGAGCCTTTCCATTTCGGATTTAGTACCACCGTAGCCAAGCTTGAGGTTATCAAGCATGGTGTAGTTCTGCTTAGCAAACCCTTGATAGGCATCTTGGATACGGCCCATATCCGTACCCATTTTATTGGCATTATCGGACATGTCCACCATGGCCATGTTGGCCACATCAGCAGCTTTCGCTGTGTCACCTCCTAGCGATTGTAAGAGGCTTGCGGAGAACCCTGTTACATTCTCCATGTAAGCATTGGCTGACAGACCTGTTGTCTTATAAGCTTCAGCAGCATATCTTTTGACTGTGTCAGCGCTACCCTTGAAAAGAGTCTCAACCCCTCCCAGAGATTGCTGAAGGGCTGCCCCCTCATGAATAGCCGCTGAAAAGGCCTTACCAATTCCAGCCGCAGCAATTGCTTTTGTTGCCACGCTGACTAAGCTAGCTCCTAGCGATTGACCAGCGCTTTGACCAGCAGCCGACGCCTCTGGATTTAAAATAGCTTGGATTTTCCCAGTTATTCCTCTTGCAGATGGAATCAACTGCACATAAGCTTGTGCGATTTCTGTAGCCACTACTTCTCACCTCCTAACCCATTTAAGATTCGTTGACGATACGCTTCAAATTCCTCGCCAGAACTAAAGACCATCTCATCCCTTTCTTTCTCTTCTCCAACCAGCTTCTGAGCTATCATGGTTGGTCTGTTGGCACCCTTTTGACCATCTTTGGTCTTAAACCAGACGAGCGTTGATAGCCTATCCAGCGTACTAGCCATCAGCAAAGTCTCAAAAGGCACCTTCTGATTACTCAAAGCCATCTTGATCCGAGAATCCTCTTTTAAACCAAAAGCAAAGACAGCTACCTGTTGAGCAGGTAGCTGCCTATAATCATAAATGCCATAAGTTTCAGCGAGGTCACAGATGAGAGCATCTTCATCTAGGTCGATCATTCTAGCAAGGAGGGCTATTTTTTTAGATGCGTCCTGCTTTTAAAGATTTCTTCCACTTCCTGCATCAATTTTCCTGTCGGCACCATCCCAGTTTCTGTTCGGACGTGGTCCTTCAAGTCCTGAGCCTTATCACCCAGCATCAGATTGATAACGGTTGGCAAGACAGCAGGATTCTTATCCACTTCTGCAACTGCTTCCAGCAGCTCATAGTTATCCAAACGTTCCTGCGTGATTTCAAAGGCAAAACCAGTCGAAGTTTTCCCTTTAAATATTTTTCCTTGTGCACCATGATTACGTTTTTTACGTTTGCGTTTTGCCATCTATTAAGCCCCCTTGATGTATTCGTAGTGAGTATTTCCGTTAGCGTCCGGAAATGCTGTGATAGTTGTTTGATAACCAACAACTTCACCATCTTTATAGGTGATTTCTCCGACTTCAGTGACCTTTCCGGAAGGAATAACGATACGTTTGAGAGCACCGTTTTTCAAGATCATTTCAATAGCTAGACAGTGATTTTCCAGCTCTTTTGAATTAGCCTTGATGGTGATACCAGCAGCAAGATCCCCTGAAACATTTTCAGACCCATAAACCTCTTTCAGGACATCAATATTGAGCCCCTCGATCAAGGTATAAACAAATGTGTCCTTCTTCTCGGTCTGAGAAGAGTTGACGATAGTGCCACCCCAAGCCTTGATATCTTCAGATTCAGGTGAGTTGTTATTTGTCACACCATCCTCTGAGATGAAACCTAAAGACTTAAAAGCAACATCTAGCTTACTTGTCGCATCGACTGGCAATTTTGCGCCAAGCGGTGCAGAGTGTACTGCTCCACCAACCTTTGGTTTCGCAGTTGTTACATTAGCTTCCAATGCCATTGCAATATCTCCTTTAGTAATAGTTAATATCAAACACCGCTTGATAGCGGTATCGTTTGGTCTCTGTGTCCGTAAAATTGTAGTCGCTGTTTAAGTGGACACCGCTGATTGAGTCCAGCTCAATCAAGCCTTTCACAGCATGCTTCACTTTGACATTGAGCTCAGCAGCTTTCTGCATGCTCGGAGCGTAACTCTGGAAGGCAAAAGTCGCACTACCAGAATGATTCCGCTCCCTTCCTCCTGTCTTTTGAATAATAACAAAACTATCAGGAGCTTCAGCTTCATGCTCAAAAAATGACGGCACATCTAAATGACCGTCAAGATATTTCTTGATAATAATTTCAATCATCTAACGTACCGCCTTCAGAAAAGTATTATTTCTTAGATTGTCTTTCTTAGCTTGATAGTTTTTTGGATAGACCATCGCATTTGCCCGTGTCTTCCCGACATAACTATCCTGCTCATAGCCTGGTCCACATCGACTACGGATTTTAGTAGCTTCTTGATTCAGTAGATTTTGGATTTCCCTTGATTTCAGCAAGGCACCGACACCAGCACCATTTAGCTTGACTTTCATACTAGCCATACCGCTCCACCGTCACTTTCTTATTCCAGTCCAGTGGGATCAAGCTCTCAATCCCTTCGGTTGGTATGCCAAAAGTCCGCCACCTCTGACCAAAAAATAATACTTCTCGGTCTTCCCAGTTATGAGTGTCACCTTTAGGGATTGCTAAGGTATAGACAGCTACCTTGCCAGTAAGATTGAGCTGATTGACTTTCTCGTCTGTTGAGGTTGGGCGCACAAGCACATTTCCAACCTCAATTTCTCGATCTTCGAAGACAGAATGACCAAAATCATCCTGTCCTGTCTTGACCTTGTCAATTAAGGTCACGGTAATACCCTTAATCCGTCCCATAGATGTCCATCACCCCAAATCTTTGCTTCTTTAGTCCCAAGCGTTTGAGCTCCGAGT